TTTATAACTGGCTGCTTACCAAGCCGGCCCCACCAGGCCAACCACCGCAGCCACCAGGCGGAGAAGTTTTATACATGAGATCGCTCACCCAGGGCCTGCGGATCCGCAGCCGGCCAAGCGTCGTGGCACCGATCGTAGGGACCCTGGACCAAGGAGAAATCGTCAAAGTTATGAACGCAGGCGGAGCAGATGGCTGGGTAAAACACACCCGAGGCTGGAGCTGCGCTGAGCGCCTGGGAAAGCGATACATGGAACCGAAATGAGAATAAATCACGCTAAGAATGAGTCCATAAAAAAGCAGGCCTCACTAAAGGATGAAGCTAATCAAATTTTACTAGAACTTGTAATAGCACAATTAAGCGTCTGCGAAGCGGTCGTAAATATTTGCAGGCTTTCTAGGCAGGAACAAGTCGAGTTTTGTGGTCCATTCCATTTGCAGGCCCAGATTGATGGCGATCGGTGGTGGAAGAGGCTGAACGAGATAGCCGATGGACTTTCTAAAGTGATTATTTCTGAAGACATGGAACCGAAATGATCCCGATAAATTTGGAATTTCGTGAAGGGAGCGATTGAGATGAGTATTATGGGAAGTATATATACCAATCCGTCTGAGTTGGGTAGTGATTACTGGAAAGAACGGGCAGAAACATACCTTCATGACCAAGAATTATATCGGAAGGAATGTGACACCCTCCGCACTAAGTTGGATATCGCGGTGGATAAGATTACTGTAACTCTTATTCACTTGAAGAGATTTGACAACGTGAGTGATTATCACTATTGCATTGATTTGGCTAAGATTACACTAGACAACGCCCTCGCAGAAATCGAGAAGGGAGCGATTGAGATGAGCGAATGAGCTATCAATTATTGAAAGGTGACTGCATTGAGGTATTAAGGGGATTAGAGGATGAGAGTGTTCAATGTGTGGTGACAAGTCCACCGTATTATGGATTGAGGGATTATGGTACTGCAAAATGGAAGGGTGGGGATAGCGAGTGTGACCATATTTCAAGACGACCATCGTTAGAGAGTGGATTGAGAAACGATGGGAGAAAGCATAAGGGATTATACGAGGGTGAGAAAGCGATTGAATTGGCTACTCCGTACCGTGATATTTGCGGCAAATGTGGTGCAATCCGTATCGACAGTCAGATTGGACTAGAGCAATCGCCTGAGGAGTATGTCGCTAAGTTGGTGGATGTGTTCAGGGAGATAAGGCGGGTGCTGAGGGATGATGGTACGGTGTGGTTAAATTTAGGGGATAGTTATGCGGGGAGTGGTAGAGGTAATAATCCGAATGGTAAACAAGGGACTAATCACGGGACATTATTTGACCCCGACAATAGCGGATACGTTCCTAGTGGTCTGAAACCTAAAGACCTAATCGGCATTCCCTGGCGTGTTGCATTTGCGTTACAGGCAGACGGATGGTGGTTGAGGTCGGATATTATTTGGCACAAGCCCAACCCGATGCCTGAGAGTGTGACGGACAGACCGACGAAGTCGCACGAGTATGTGTTCCTATTGAGCAAGAGCGCAAGGTATTACTACGATGCGGACGCGGTGAGGGAACCTGGTTCACAATCTACATTGGAACGCTGGGGAAACAATCCGCCCCGTAAAAATGCAAGTCCACAGGGATTAAAGGTTGGAAGTGTAAATGGCGAGAGTTGTATGGGAATAAACCCCGCAGGCCGCAATCGTCGTACCGTCTGGACAATCCCAACGCAAAGTTATAGTGGGGCGCATTTTGCTACATATCCGGAGAAGTTAGTCGAGCCGTGTATCAAGGCGGGAACGAAAGCGGGTGACGTAGTATTAGACCCCTTTTGTGGAAGTGGGACAACTGGCAAGGTAGCGGTCAAGTTAGGGCGTGACTTCATCGGGATTGAATTGAACCCTGAATATATAGAATTAGCGAAGAAGCGGATAGGGGATGCGGTACTGCCGATGATGGAGACACCATGAGATATACCGCAATGACCGTTTACCTAATAAAAACCCTGGACAAGCTGGAACCGAAATGAATGGTAAAGAAGCAGCTAAGGATGCAGGAATAACAGAACATAAACTGTGGTACTGGGTATCGTTGAGAGTTATAAGCCCTTCTAAAATTGGTAAATCCGGAAGGGCTCACGAATTCACCCAAAAGGATATCGTCTGGCTGAAGATAGCGGTCATGATGCGTAGACAAGGATATAGGCTAAATAAGATCCGTGACCTTATAAAAGAACTTCAGTCTGTTATGGAACCGAAATGATCCGAAAAGTATGGCTGACCGAAGATGAGCTGGTGAAGATCCGCCTGATAGCGGATCGTGAAGACAAGTCGACCAGGTCAAAAGTACACCCTGGCGGAGTAACCAATTCACGACTGAATAAGTATGATCAATTCACAGGGAACGCAGGCGAAGCTGCCCTGGCGAAATTCCTGACCGGCTCGATCGATTTATACCTTAAGACGAAGCAAGAGAGAGAGCTCTCGAACTGGACCGGAGATTACAGCTCGGACCTCCTGGGCCTGCAGGTCGATGTGAAGGCCAGCCGAATGAGACGAGGCCCTGATTACAATTATCATTTATGGATCCGGACCAGGGAATACCACGCAAAGACCAAGTACGTCCTGGCGCTTATGCCGGAAGACAGAGACGACTTGGTCCTTTTAGTAGGATGGATAGAAGGCTCGAAAATCCCATTCCCATCATTTCAGGATCGGATGGAAGTGGAGGCGGAATTGTTACACCCATTGTAGGCGTGACGAACCGGTGACTTTTCGTCACACCAAAAGTGACGTAAAAGTGACGAATAGTCAGGTAGATTAACAGATTAACAGATTAACAGATTAACAGAATCATATACAGAATCAGATAAGATGATGATGATGACGAAGAAATCAAACAATAACGGTCGAATTCCTAAGCTCGAAAAGGAACTCAACAACCGGATCGTTGAGCTGACCGAAGAGCAGGAGATCAAGGCCGTGGCGCTGGAGCGCTGGAAGGGCCTGACCGACCAGGAACCGGCCATGGTTGACAGTTTTACGCTTAAAAAGGAAAAAATAGAATGATGACTCAAGCCGATATGACGGCCGAGCAAGTAATAGCAGCGATTGAAGACTCCCAAGGGAACCTGACCCACGCAGCCAAGCGAATAGGATGCTCCAGGCCAACCCTTTATAGCTTTATTGCAAGCCACCCGACGTGCCAGGCTGCCGTGAAATCAGCCAGGGAAAAAATGATAGACAGCGTCGAGTCGGTTTTGTACAGCAAGGCCCTAGACGGCGAGGCATGGGCGGTATGCTTTTTCCTGAAGACGCAGGCCAAGCATCGTGGCTATGTCGAGCGATCCGAACACAGGCTCGCAGGTGAAGACGGAGGACCGATTAAGATCGAACCTTATGACTATAATAATGCGATTGCCGTTATTACGGCCAGACCAGGCCCTGATAGCGAGACACCCAGCGAAGGTTAAAGTCGTATGCATGGGAAGACGCTGGGGAAAAACAATTCTAGGCGGATCCGTGTGTCTTAGTTGCGCCAACGCAGGCGCTCAAGTCGCATGGATGCCGCCGACATATAAGAACGCCAGGCCTTTATGGAAGTTTGCCGAGCAAATGACAGGACCCGTGGCCAATCGACTGAGCATAAATAAGACGGAGAGAACGATCGAATTTCCATCCGGCGGATCCCTGGCAATTTACACGGCTGACAGTCCGGTCGGGATCCTGGGAAATGCGTTTGATTTATTCGTGATGGAAGAAGCAGCTCGTTGTAAAGAAGATATATGGACCGAGACGGTCCTTCCAACCCTGGCCGACAGGGACGGCCTGGCCTATTTGATTAGTACGCCTCGTGGAAGGGACTGGTTCTGGAGAGAATTTCAAATCGGGCTCGAAGACATGCAAGCAACCGGCGGAGTAAACCAGGCCTCATTCCAGGCACCCAGCCGAGACAACCCTAACCCACGGATCCAAGGCGCCTATGACAAAGCGAAGACCAGGCTGAGCTCCAGGACATTCGCACAGGAATGGGACGCTCAATTCGTAGAAGACGGAGCTGGAGTAATCAGGTATGTCGACCGACAGGCCACGGCGACCAGGCGAGAAGATCCTGAAGACGGCCACACGTACACGATCGGCGTCGATTGGGGAAGATCCGGAGATGCGACATGGTTCTGTGTAATGGACGTAAAAACAAGAGCTAACCCGTTCAATGACAGAATGACGGAGACGGATTATAATTCACAGCGTACCAGGCTCAAGGCCCTGGCAGCTCGATGGAACCATGCGTCCGTGATGGCCGAATATAACTCGATCGGCGGACCCATGGTAGAGAAACTGCAAGAAGACGGCCTGGAGATCACCGCCTTTATAACCACGAATAACACGAAGATGCTGCTGATCGATACCCTGGCGCTGGCATTCGAGATCGGTTCCGTAACAATAGAACCGGATGAGATCCTGATCGGTGAGCTTAAAGCGTTCGAAAGCGAACGGCTCCCGACCGGCCTGATCAAATATGGAGCGCCGGAAGGAATGCATGATGACGGAGTTATAGCCCTGGCGCTGGCGTACCATTCGGCCGAGTCAGGTCAAATGGTACTGGGTACAATAGAATAGTAAGCCACGGAGGAAACGATGCCGATGAAATTATCCTACGATAAAGAGCTGAAAGTAATCACGAACATACCAGGCTGGGCGGAGATCGCTAACAGCGGAGGAAACAAAAAAGGCGGATCCGCTGTAACCGCTTACTTGAGCTCGGCCTGGGCCTTCAGAGCGATATCGATCCGAGCAGATGCGATAGCAAGCGCACCCCTTATTCTGAAGGATGGAGAAGACGAAGAGATCGAAGACCACCTGGTCCTTGATTTGCTAAACACGGTCAATAGCGAATGGAACAAAGGCGACTTGTGGAGATACACGGAGTCGGCGTTCTGCGTCTATGGATGCGCTTACTGGCAGAAGATCAAGGCTGGAGACAACGTCGTCGAGCTGATGTTCATAAATCCAAAGGATATGACGGTCAATTACAGCTCCGGCGGAATAACCAGTTTCACCCAGCGGATCGGGAAGGGAACGAAGACATACCAGCGAGACGAAATCATATATTTTCGTGGCTCGTATGATCCAGGCTCGGACCTTTCAGGAATAGCGCCCTTGTCGATGTCAAGCCTGGCAGCCCTTGGAGAACTCAAGGCCGACCAGTATATGGCTGCGTTCTTCGCTAATTATGCGGTACCACCGCTCCTGCTAACAACCGACCAGGCTATGACAGACGCATTGGTCGAACGAGTAACCACCTGGTGGAATAAGACATTCAAGGGACCGGGAAACCAGCACAAAGTCGGCGTGGTCGGATCCGGACTGAAGCCGGTCCCGCTTTCTAGCAATATCAAGGACCTGGCCATGGAAGTGATCCGAGGCGAGATGCACCGGACCATTTGCGTAAGCCTGGGAGTCGATGAATTACTGCTTAGCTCGAGCGGAGCAGCCGACAGGACACCGGTCGATGCTGCGCTATACCACCTTTACACGACGACCATCATACCCCGCTGGAGTTATTACGAAGAGGTCCTGAATGCCGAGCTGATCCCTGAATATCCTGACCTGGTCGAGCAAGGCGCTTATTTCGTATTCGACCAGAAAAAAGTAAAGCCTTTGCAGGATGATCAGAATGCATGGGCTGCTTCCCTGGCGCTATTGGTGGAGAAGGGAATAATTAAGGCGGAGGTGGCAGCCGTAGAATTGGGATATAAACTCGAAGACGTGCCTGAAGCGAAGGCCCCAACCCCTGCACCAGCACCGATTGTGATAGCTTCACCCAAGGAACCGGTCGTGATGCCTACAGCCGTTGATGAGCAGGCCAACCAGGAACCCAACCAGGCCGCTGGGAATATAACCAAGGAACTGGACCAGTGGCAGCGGAAGGTCACTAGGATACTGAAGACCGGTGGAGATCCGTCGTTTGAATTCGAGACGAAAGTAATCGACCTCGTCACCAGGGACCGGATCCAGACTGAATTGATTTACTGCAGGACCGAAGACGACGTGAAGGAATTATTCAAGGATGCAAAGCTTGGAACCCTGAAGGATGAGCGACCGAGCGGAATGAGCGCCCTGGCTCGATCCCTGGATAGAGCGACTAATCTGCTAATAGAAACAGCAGAAATCAAATCATAAATAGGAGATAAATAATGGCTACCTCAAGTTACTACAAGTTCAATATATTCACGCAAGACATCGGTAATATTCTGCACAACCTAGTAACGGGCGGTAATAGTATTTACATCGCCCTTATGGTTGGTGCTCCTGCAGCAACGGATACGTCGATCAACACGACTGCAACTCCGTGCGTAATGGTAGGCGGATCGGGGTCGACTGAACTTGCAGCCGTTTCCGGTTACACCAAGAAGGGCTTTTCGCTCACAGGTCAACAGTTCATACATACTTCGGGTGTTGCCAAGTTTTACGCTGCGGTGGCAACGTGGACGGCAGGCGCTTCCATGGGTCCGTTTCGGTATGCGGTGGTTTTCAATGACACTACTGGAGCGGCAGGTACAAGACCGATTATCGGATATTTTGATTACGGTGGTAACGTAACCCTGGGCATAGGTGAGACGTTCACCATAGGAAACAGCAACGACGGCACAGCTTGGACAAGCACTTACCCTATGTTTACATTAACATAATTCGGGCGCTTAATTTCACAAAGCTGCATAGAGGCGGAGATCCATTGTAATGGCTACTCCAATAAATTTCACGGGCTTTGAGCTAGGACTTTCCGCGTACAGTACAAACGGAACCGGTCTCGTCGATACGATAACCGGTTCTCCGTCCATTTCCACGACCCAAAAACATAGCGGTAGTTATGCTATGCGGTGCAATACGACAGCTGCGACAGCTTATTTTCAATGGACAATTTCGACAAACAGAATAGTTGGAAGATTTTGGGTATATTTCACGACAAAGCCTGGGGCGACATATAGTATCCTGTGCAGCCCCGCGCATTTATCGGGGTCTTTATATCCGGTAATATATTATTATCCGTCGACTAATAAATTTGGAGTAGGTTTCAACGGCGCTGCTTATGATCAATACAGTTCAGGAACCGTCAACACCGGTCAATGGTATTGTATAGACTACGACTGCAACGTTTCTATCAATGCGTTTACGATAGATTGGAAGGTCGACGGAACGGCACAGACAAGGGCGACTTGCGCGGCAGGCGGGACTGCTTACACGGCAACGGCTCACAGGCTTGGGGCTTGTGTGGCGGTGACAGGGGATATGTATTTTGACGATATGATATATTCTTATACGTCTGCAGATTACCCAATTCTCCTTAATGGCGTAGGAGGTTTACGACCTGGCTCGGACGGAACCCACAACGCAGGGACTAACGTAATTGAAGACGGCGATGGAAACGACATAGGGGTTGTAACGGCTTACGACCATCTAAACGAAGATCCTTGGGTGAGCACGGCAGGCGGATCTGCCCTGATAAAGCAAGTAGCCACAGGGACGGGCAATTATGCAGAGATAAATTTTGCGGACACGGCACAGACAAACATAATAGGGGTTATGGGGTATTTGCAATATTCTGCGTCTGGCACGTCTTCCGATGAAGGTGGTTGTATCGTTAGAAGCAATACGACAGAGACAACGCTTTGGGGTAATCCTACGACAAGGGCGGATTATTCGGAGAGTACTAGCTTTTATAAACGTGCTTTGGTAAGTCCAGACGGGGGTACTTGGTCGCTAAGCGTTGTGAACGCCCTGCGATGCAGAATGGGATACTCGAATGATATAAACCCTGTCCCGTATTGGCAAGCGGTTATGATAGAGGTTGCCTATGCTCAGGGCGGATATGCGCTTTGGACAACAACGGGGACATTTGCTTTGTCAGGTAGTAATGCCATTATATTGGTGGCAAGGAAAACCTATACAACGGCGGGGGTGTTTACACTAACTGGCAATAACGCCAAATTACAAAAAGGCTATCCGCTAAAAACCACGGTTGGGGCATTTGCTCTTGGCGGAAACAACGCAATACTTTTATACAAAAGACTGGTCAAGACGACAACGGGGACTTATGCGTTAGCGGGTAGTGAGATCCTAAAACAAGGTCGACTAGTAAAAACCACAGCGGGAGCATTTACCCTATCAGGGAGTAATGCGATCCTGGCCAGGGGGTATCCGCTAAAGACGACGGCAGGAGCGTTTACTTTATCAGGTAGTAACGCCTACTTATTGAGAGCCAGTAAGATGTATTCCACCAGCGGTACATTTACGTGGAGTGGAAGCAATGCGATACTGAAGTCGACTCATTTAGTAAAGACGACTACGGGTGGATTTGCTTGGGTAGGAAATGACGCGATCCTGACATACGTGCCAGTAGGAGGAGGAGCGTACTTACTACAAACTACATCCGGATCATTTGTGTGGTCAGGGAGCAACGCTTATCTTAGATATTATCGAAAGACGTTTACTACTTCCGGCGCATTCACCTGGACCGGAAATAACTCGGTAATCCTGGCAGCACGAAAGACCTTTACAACCACCGGAACTTATACCCTGGCTGGCAATAATGCACTACTACGTGAAGGGCGTTTAATCAAGACGACCACAGGCGCAATTACTTTTACTGGCAATAATGCAATTTTGGTATTTGTCCGCAAGATATTGTCGGGAGCAGGGGTTTATACCTGGACGGGGAATAATGTCACTCTAACTTATACTTCCATCGCTGCGACCTATCAATTATTAGTTAGTAAAGGTATATTTATTCTAACGGGTAAGGATGTAATATTTTATAAATTTGGCAACCTTCCCACAATCGAACGAACTTATATCGTACCAGCGGAAGACAGGACCTTCGATGTTGAATACGAAGACCGAACATTCGAGGTCGCGGAAGAGATACGGACTATAATCGAAACACAAAACAGGACATACTTAGTCGAAGCGGAAAATAGGATCGTGGAGGTAGACGAAATGGAAGACGCGCGAGAATTTGAAAAGGGAGTAGGTGAAATCCTGGACTATCACGAAGACTGGACCACCTGGCTGGGAGCTGACACGATTGCAACTTCCACCTGGAGCGTTCCGGCTGGAATTACCAAGGCGAGCGATAGTAAAACGAACACCCTGGCAACAATTTGGCTGACAGGTGGAACCCTGCCGGAGATTTACCCCTGCGTGAATACGATTACGACTGCAGGCGGAAGGACCGCCGTACGGACTATAAATATAATTATGGTCCCCAGATGACGACCAGACTCGCAGCTCGGAATAATTTACTAAGGATCGTGGCAGCTGTGGTCCAGGCGCTTAAGCGTAGGGACCGCAAGGAACCTGGCTGGAAGGAAAAAGAGCAAGCCGAAGAGCGCATGGCTGCTATTTTCCAGCCGATATTTGATAGGCAGGCTCGCCTGATCCGAGCTCGTCTCCAGGAGCTGGACAAAGCCAGGCCGAAGGAACCGAAGTCGATGACTATGAAGATTATGCCGGTAGATATATTCGAAGGACTTGACATGACTGATGCCGAAGATTATAAGATCCGAAGTTCGTTATTCGATATGGTCTATAACGGTGCCAGCCTATTCCAGGAGTTGAGCGGGTATATTTTAGATATTGGCTTGATCAATCAGAGAGCTCGTGACTGGGCATCGATGCACGTTGGAAAACTCATTAAGGAAATAAGCGAGACGACCAGGAAAATTGTCAGGGAAGCTGTCAGCGATTTTGTTGCCACGCCTGGCATGACCATCGGAGATGTGATGCAAAGGATGCCATTCGATGCACAGCGTTCGCAAACCATAGCGGTCACAGAGACTACGAGAGCTTATGCGGAAGGGAACCAGATTGCCGGAGATGTGATGAAAGAACAGTTTCCGGACGTGGCGGTCGTGAAAGTGTGGTTCACGAATAACGACGACCTGGTGTGTGAGATTTGCGGTCCCCTGAACGGTGAGGAAATAGGACTGGATGAAAGCTGGAATAGTGACGATGGACCGATTGACAACCCTCCCGCGCATGTGAACTGCCGGTGCTGGACACAGACCACGACCAATATTCTGAAGGAGACCCCATGAGCGGATTTCTGATTGAAGTCAAAGGGCTGGATAAGGTGATCAAGGCCATCGGTGACATGGCGGATCCCAGGCACGTCGGTATTTACCTGGCTAAAGCTGGCCAGGAGGCTGCGAGCTATATTTTACAAACCAAGGGCCTGCAATCGTACCCAGCAGAGACGGAGCGCAACAAACCACCGGTCCCTTATTACATTCGTGGCCGTGGAACAGAAACAGCATTCGGGAACCTGAATGACTCGGAGCGCTTAGGGACCCAATTTTATATCGATCGGGATCCGTCGAATTTTACAACCAAGGTAGGAAACAGAGCTAGCTACGCCGACGACGTCGTAGGCGATAACCAGAAGGAATTATTCGGTATCATTGGCTGGCGTAAGCTCCGAGAAGTAGCGGAGGAAAAGATGGACCTTATAAACCAAATTTATGAGGCCTGGATAACGAAAATGATAAAGGACCTTGGATTATGATAGAACCGATGGTAGTCATTCAAGTCGAAAGCGAAGGCGGATACTTGGTGCCTGAATTCATCTGGAAAGAAAAACCAGGGACCAGGGCCTGGGCCATGAGGACCGCCGGTCGTATATTAGGACGTCCGGATATACGATTTAAAGGGATGGAGCGTCACGAATTCGCATCGGAAATTTATGAGATCCTGAAACGAAAAAACAGGATAGAAGAGAAACTTACAAGGACTCTGCCAAAATAAAACCAGGTATGTTATACTAATATTGCTTGACAGGATACCCTGCAGATCCGGAGACGGAGCAGGAGAAAAGGCCAAGCGGAACTAAGCGCATAAAGAGTCAGTAGACTAGCGCAGCGACAGGAAACTGTAAGCTGCGCTTTTTGTTTATCGGAGGAAAAAAGTATGAGCGATGAATTAGACGAATTGAAAATTGGAGCTCGGCATAGCACCGAAGACCAAACAGCCCTGCAGAATATTCACGACGGAGCGGTCGTTCTTGGAGCTTTGTGTCCGGACCCGACCAGGTATGAGCTCCCAAAGTCCCTGACCGATGATATGCTGGTGAATTTTGGGGATCCGGCCGTCAAAGTCCTAAGCAACGAAGGAACGAAGACCAAGGTCGGTGGTTACCTGATCCGGTTTACAACCCCGAAGGATCCGGACCTTGAAGGTGATTATTTTGACAAGGAAACGGATTATGTGATGGAATTCCCAGGGAAAAGTATTACATGGTTCAACCACAGGCTGCCAGTAGAAACAAGCGATGGGAAAAGAGCGGTCCTGAAGCGCAGGCTGAGCGATGCAGAGCTGAGCGTCGACGACATCGGCGTATTCATGGCCGGAGTTTTAGACGAAAGCGACGCCTACGAGAAATTCCTGGCTGACCTGGCTCGTGCAGGGAAGCTGGGACTGTCGAGCGGAACCGCTCGTCACCTGGTCGAAAGCACACCCCAAAAGAACGGAATTAATCACATCGATCTATGGCCAATTGGCCTGGATGCCAGCTACACCCACGCTCCTGCAGAGTCAAGGAACCGTGTGGTAGCGCTTAAAAGTTTATTACCAGACGAGGACGAAGCTGAGAGCAGCGTCGCTGCTGCGGAGTCAAGCCTGGAAGTGAAAACAGTAATCAACCCAAATTTGAAAATAGGAGAAATTGAAATGGACGAAAAAGAACTGAACGCAGTATTAGACGCTCGAGACGCTGCTCGCAAAGCTGAAGAGCAAGCAATTGCAGCGAAGGCAGCTGAGCTGAAAGCAGCTGAAGAGGCTGGTTATCAGAAGGGCCTCGAGCAGATGAAAAACCTGAAACGTGGTGGCTATGCCTATCACAAGGTTTCAGAGTCGACCGAAGGTGAAGACGAAGAAGTTAAGTCATTCCTGCATTGGATCACGACCGGTGATGACGTCCCGTATAAAGCAGCTATGCAGGGACAGACCGACTCAGAGGGTGGGTATGCGGTTCCTGATGATTTTCATAACCAGATCATCGCCAAGCGGAATGAAGCCTCTGTTCCAGATATGATCGGAGTACAGCGCTTCACGACCAACCTGGACAAGTATCCAGTACCGGTCGAAGCAACCGCAGCGACTAAATTCGTCGTGGCAGCTGAAGAAGGCGCTTATGACGAGAACGAGCCGACCCTGGGCCAGGCTGCCATTACAATCCACAAGATGACCAAGCTGATCAAGATTTCAGAAGAGCTGGAAACCGATGCTCAAGCGAACTTCGGTGGATACCTGTCCGGTATTTGGGGCAGGGCCATGGCAGCTGCAGATAACTATTACTACGTCGTGACAGGCACAGGAACCGGTATGCCCCAAGCGATGGCAGTCGGCGGAGCGCTTGGTAAGACCTTCGCAAACGCAGCCTCGATTGTGGCAGCTGATATTCACGCCCTGATCCATGCGATGCCGGACCCGTACGTCGAAGGTATGGTATTGATCACGAGCAGAGCAGTCCTGGGCCTGGTCCGTGCGCTTTTGGTAGCAACCCCTTATGCCTTCATCGATTGGATCGGTGGGAACAAGATCGATCCAGCCCAAGTCAGCCCATCAGGAACCAT